CCCATCAAAAAGATAAAGACAAAATAAAACATTAAAAATGTTCTTATTGATTAACCAACGGTTATAACAACCGATAAAAACGCTATAATTTAAGCCAATCCTGGAGTAGAACAAAACAAGAACAAAAAAGTCACTGGGGGTAAACCGGTCACCCGCGTATAGTGATACCCTCTCAGATTTTTCTACCAAAATGTACCAGTAATCTCCAAGTTATTCTAAAAGTAACTAGTGGTATATAGCCTAACAGTATTATCTCAGGTAAATTCATTATATTCTTTCATTATGGGTTGGTAGGTGGGAAGTTTCATATAGAACCTACTTAAAGATACTTTATGGTAACATTAAGGTTACACTATAGATGACTTTCTACCCTATAGTTCTAATAGGGGTACTAATTAATCCACCTTGAATTACTTATCTTTTTACCGATAGTATTTTCCATAAATTTATCTAAATCTTTTTGTAATAATTCATTTTTATGGTCATTAAAAGACAACTCTTGGTCTCTGTCCATACGTTCAACCCAATAGTTTACTGCAATAGACAATGCATCTAATTGGTCATCATGCCTAATAGAACCTTTGTCTTTTGTTATACGAGTCATTTGTTTAAATAATTGATGGTCTAAATCATTCTTAAAGTCATTCTTAATTAACTCCTGGCTAACAACTAGTCTATGTTGGTTCATAACAGGCTCTAGAGTGTCTATAATACGCAATTCTTTTTGTTTTGAGTGTCTGACCTCTTCAATTGAACAAGGGTGTATACGTGCAAGTATGGGCTTTAAAAGAGCAGTTGCCATACCATCACCAAAGTTAGACTCTAATACAACGTAATTAACATCTTGTTGTTTAGCTATTGTAGCTAATTGTTCTAGTGTACTATCACTATAACCACCTAATAAACCACCACACGAAGTTAAATACAATATTCCATGTAACATTTTAACAACTGCGTACCCAGTTCTATCAGCACCACGACCTGCGGGGTCAATAGCCATTACTGAGCCTTCAAATGGTGCATATTGTTCAGACATATACATTGGTGCTACAAAATAATCACCTTTAAGTCCAACATTAGGCAGCTCACTGTCAATATTTTTAATTTGGTCTACAGAACTAGCCCATTGTATTTTTGTTGGGGCTTCTTTCCAAGTATCTAAACCAGATACTACAATTAAATCGTTTAATTTTAACGGATACTTTTCTAAATCACTTAATGTTGTGTCTAACATAAACTGTAATGCAAAACCACTACGTCCATAAGATGCTTGTCGTTCCATTAAATCTACTTCATCAAATCTTTTAGGGTCAGTAGGTTTACCAACTATAGATTTATCTTTTTTAAGAGCTTCCGTAATTTTAGGTGCTAATTTATGGCCAAGACTTACTTGCTGCGTTTGTGTAGGATATAATGCTGTCCATATTCTTGTTTGAAATCCACGTTCTTCCAAGTCATTGTACAAACTCATTTCTGTTTGAGGTGTACCAAGGAAAACAATACGTCCTACTTCTGGTTTAATGATAGCATCAAATTCTTTGACAGTCTCACCTAACCTATCTCTCATTAATTGTGTTTGAGAGTTATTAGCTGACTCTACGTCATCTGCGATAATTAAATCAGCACGTGAACCAGTTAATTGCGATGTAACACCTAATGATTTTACTGAAGGTGCGTGTGATGCTCTAGCCGGTGCTACGTCAAAAGAAACTTTAGAATGACGTTGGTCATCCCTAGGTTTTAAATGATGTAACAAAGGCATTTCACTAATTAGTCTTTGTGTAAAGGTTGAAAAGTCGTCTGCTCTGTTTTTAGACGCTGATACAACTAGAATGTTTCTTTGTGGGTTTAGTAAAAGTTGATGACATACAAAAGCTGATGTAATCCACGATTTACCAACACCTCTAAAAGCTTCTATAACTATACGTTTAGAACCATTTTGTAGGTAGTCTGCAATATCATACTGAATTTCAGTAGGATTTGGTAAATTTAAATGTGACCAGGCAAGATATAAAAAATTTTTAAAGTTTTTAACACCTGGGTCTATTTCTGTTTTATTTTTATTCATAATTAAACCAATTGTAACAAGCGTAAATCGACAATAACAAATACATACATTCCATTAATGTTCTTGGTTTATCTTTGTCTTTAAAAGACACTAATATCCAAATAGAACATGAAATTGCACCTATTAACCAACCTATCCATTGTATAGAAACTACAGTTGACGATAATATGATTACCGAAAAAGTTGCTAATAGAAACCCAATCCAACGTATGTTAGCTTTCGTCAAATGGTAAATTGTCTGTGATGCTTGTTTTAGGTTGTTCATTAAGTTCTACTCCATATGTTTTGCAAGTATCCAAGCAAACTTTTAATTCACTAGCTGTTAACTTGTCACCGCTAGTTAACATCTCGTAGGTTTTGTCTACTAATAATTTAGGTAGAACTTTTGTTTTCGCTTCAAACGAATTTGGGTTATCTGACATAACTATATTGCCAACAATACTATTGACCAAACAACAAAAACTATTGTTAATTTTTTGTTATCTGCAATAAATATTTTTACTTTGTTTTTATAAAATCTAGGTGTTTCACCAAATATCATCATTTATTTTTCTCCATTAATCTGTCCATGTGATTATAAATTCTACCAATTTGTTTATCAGTAGACATAATTTCTTCTGAAAGCATTCCTATGTGTACTTGTAACTCTACAATAGTCATTAATACATACGTTGATAAACCTATTAAGATAGTTCCTAATAGACCTATTAACATTGTATTATGCTCTCTTTTCATTCTGCAATCTTACCTTTATTAATACCTTTTTTAATTACATACTTCTGAGTACCATTAGCGCCATAATTAACTTCTTTTTTAAGATATTTTGTAAGATTCATTTCTTTTAATTTTTTTTCTGCGTGTTGTTTATAAGACTCTAAAATTTTAGTATCTCTCATTTGCTTTTTTTCTTTTTATTTTTAGGAAATTTGAAAGTTAATAGTTCATCAAGTTTTTCAAATTTTTCATCTATCCAACCAAAAAAACAATATAAAATTTTATCTATCATTTTTTTGTTAGTTTATTCATTGTAGTAACTCCAAATGAAGCTCCAACAATTGTTAGTATTATGTACCAAAACATAGGGTCAGCATTTTGTAATATTGACCAACCACGTTCCATTGTGTTTTGTGTGTACGGAATAAAATGACAAGCCATTAATATTGTAAAAAAGACAACTAACCATTCGTCTTTCCAAGAGTGTTCTTGTTGACGTATTTGTTCTATAGAAATGTTTTGAGTAGCTTCAATTTCTTTTGCTTTAATTATTTTATCTTTTTCTAATTTATGTGTTATTGCACCAAATGTTTTTTCTGCAATTATCTTTGTTATAGGGTTTTTAAATAAACCTAGTAAATGCAACATTTTAAATTTTTTCTCCTATTAAATTTTTTTACTTTCAATCTCATTACAAAAATAAGATATGTATAATTTTTCTTTATTAGCTTTTTCACCAAAAGTTTTTGTAAAACTAGTGGTTATGTTTGCGCCACCATTTACACAGTCGTTCCAAGTATCAAATTGTGTGTCGACAGTCATCGTGGTATTACAAAATCCAGTAATTGCAGAACAAATACTAAACGCTAGTATAAATTTCATTTAAATTGAAAAAATCCTATAATTCCAACAAGCAATGTTCCAACAGCAAGGATAACTTTTAGTCCACCTTGTCCCATAGAAACATCTTGTCTCAAAGATTTAACTTCTTTTTTTAACTCATTAATACTTTCGTTTAATGTCTTCATTCTTTCAGCACATAGTTTCTCATGGCTTGAAAGTCTTACTCCAGTTGCTTGTTCAGCAATTAAACTTGGAGTAACTTTTTTTCTAGGCATTATTGATATTTATATCTAACGATTGCGATACCTGCTCCACCACTAGGTGTTCCAGTAGCACCACCACCAGTTACTATTGTGTAATCTTGAGCAGTTACTGTAAAATCATAAGCATCGTTAGAGAGCATACCTCCTGCTCCTCCTCCACCGCTAAATCCGCCTGCTCCACCTGCTCCGCCACCTAATCCATT